AGCAAAGGTAACCTTATTACCTCCGTCTACTGCGACCAAAGCCTTACCACATCCAGACTCCTTGAACTTCTCAGTGTTCTCGTCGTCCATGATGATAGTAACTTTGTACTCACCCTCTTTTTCTTCATTCCAAACTGCACGATCTCGGTTGTGTTCAAATACTTTTGCCCACTCCAGCGTACCGAATAGTTCTAGGATTTGTGTTTTAGATTCGTTAGCCATGTCGTTATCCTCTTAAGCTTTATTAATGATTCGTTTGTTAACACGAGGTATTAGTGGGTGTCAAGCCAATTTCTACCTACGTCATATGATCCTGGGGTAGGTATCTTGAACCCCAGTTCTTCTCCTACTGAAAGCATAGAGTCTGCTTGAAGTTTTCCTAATGCTCTTGCTTCTTCTTCTGTTCCAATCACTTCTGTCTGATACTCATCGTGAATAAAGCCTACAAGCTTGAAGTTTATACCAAGCTTCCTAGCGTCTGATGTCCAGCGTAAGAGTGTGTGTTTCATTAGTACACTCTCAGCATTCTGCAACATACCAGCTAAGGCTTTGTGTGTTGAAGGCACTTTAACCTTTCGTCCATCATAACCAGTGAAGTGTCCTTGTTCACCCACAGCAGGTATTAGTTTGTTCTTCAACTTAGCTAGGCCATCAATCGACTTAACGAAGTTATCTCTAGCCTCTGTTGCTTGGCGTTGGTTAACCTTAAGGATCTGTGCTGTCTTAGCGACACCTGCCCCTAGTAGCCAAGCGTAGATAAAAGTCTTTGCCATATCCCTAGTAGCATGGTTAAGTCCCAGTGCTCTCTTGTTAACGTTATGAATGTCTGTTTCGTTTGCCTTGCTACCTTCCATGATAGCTCTAGCGTACTGGTCAGCATCAAAGTATCTCCAAAGTATGTCTGCTAGTACACGTAGCTGGATGCCATCAGCGTCTGTACCAACCAAGAAAGAACCACTGGGTGTCATCCAACAGGCTCGAAGGTGTGCATCGTATTGTTTCTTTACCTCCTCAACAGCTGTCTTAGGTTCACCATGAAAGACTGATGGTATGTTAGCAGTGTTAGGAGAGTTGTGAGCACACCGACCTGTCCACGCACCAATGCTATTAATAGTACCATGTATCCTACCGTCAGAGCCTACCTGATTTATCCACTCAACAAGTGAGCTTCGACGACCTTCAAGTGTGAGCCACTTAGCCAAAGCCTTTGGTCCGTTTGGTGCATCGTCAGGTAGAGTAGAGAGGTTATCCTCTGACACAGTCCAGCCGTAAGTCTTAAGGTGGTTCTTCTTATCGTTGTAGAACTCCTTAGACATAGACGGTACAGTCTTACCGTAAGGTTCTCCAACCGATAGCCTATCAAACTTTATGAATGCTTTACTCTTATCTACAGGCTTCCAGCCAGCTTCCCATAGTACCTCAATACGATCCTTAGGTGAGCCAGGTTTAAAGTCTATCCAGTCGTAGCACAGCAAGTCATCTCCAACCTTATCAGTTAGAGCATACCGTTCCTTAGCCTTCTTGACTGAAGCCATCTCTTCTCCATCCAGTTTCAACCGATACTTAACTGAGTTAACTAGTGTTAGCTTGGGAGGGAAGTCCATTTGAAACTGCGCCTCTAACTCTGTCATCTTCTCTTGGACAGAAGACAAAAGGAACTCTGCCTTGTTAGAGTCAAATGCAAAACCGTAGTACTTTGTTCTGACTAACTCAGTCTGGATGTCATGCTCAGCCCTTAGAGATTTACTCCAATCAGGATTCCTAATGACACTTGAGAAATGGTTATACAGATCGTGTGATACCTCGATATCTTGATACCAGTAGTCAACCATCTCTTGGCTCCACTGAGACCAGTCGTTGTGATCTCCTTTATACTTTCCAAGACGGATACCCCAAGCCTGTAGGCCATGAGGCGACTTAGCCCCTTTAGGTATTTGTATATCGTAGTCAACCATTCTACTTACTATCAGTGTGTCTATGATTTTCTTTGGGTCAATCAATCTGGGTTTTAGTAAGCTGTTAAGTTGAACGGCATCGAACTGTAAGAAGTTGTGGCCAACAATAAGGTCAGCCGCTTCGTACCACTTGATAGCCTCAGCCTTAGCGACAGGGTCTTCATGGCAGTTATCGAAGCGAGTAACCTCACCTGTACTCAAGTCCTTACCACCGCAGATCCAAAGCTTCTGGCAGTTGGTAAGACCCTCAGTCTCTATGTCGCTTACTACAATTCTCATACTGAAAACGAAACCTCTTCTAGGAGTGTTGTGTCAGGGTCATAGTATACCGAACCTGCGTTACCCAACTTAGCGAATGGTCTGTTCTTGTCAACGTTAAAGTAAGTAGTGTTTCTTTCTGCCTCGTCTTCAGCTTCAGTGTCACGAGTAAGTTTGATACACATGATAGCCTCTTCTTCTAGTGAGGCAGCATACTTGGTACGTCCATCGTCATTCACCTGAGAGATAAAAACAACGCCAATGTTTAGTTCCTTAGCAAGCTGAGCCATACGAGCACCGAGAGTTGTAAGAGTACTAGTCGCACCCTCCACACCAGCACTAGACAGGTAAGCCAAACGTTGTACGTGATCAATAAAGATAAAGCTTGCACCATAGACTGTAGCAGCCAAGCGAACGTAGTCCAACAGCTTCATTGGGTCATCGTGTGCTTGCATCTCAAAGATAATAGTCTGATCGTCTCGTGCTGCTACCTTAGCTGCAAGGATTACATCGTCTTCTGTAACACCATTCTCTGCTGCATCTTCTTTAGTACGCACGTTACAGCCTAGCTCATACGTAGCCATAGAACGGTACGTTGTAGACTTCATCTCTTCCATGTGAAGTAAAGCAATCTTAGCTTCGGACTTCAGTAAGCCAATCTCAAAGTATCGGATCAACTCAGTCTTACCTTGACCACGAAGAGCCTTGATGAATGTAAGGCCACCCTTAACCAACCCTCTGATCTTATCGTCTAGTGCTGTGTGACCAGTTGGTACGTACTCATAAGGGTTCTCTGTTTTGATAGCCTTCTCAACCTCAAGGTCACCAACAAAGAAGTTATCTGGTGAAAACCGTTGAGGCTTAATAGCAGCCCACTTCAAGTCGTCCTGATCGCCAGCCTGTATGAAGTCGTTAGCATCTTTGTGCTTAGTCAAAGGTACATAGTAAAACTTCTCAGGAAACAATTCGTATAGACGTGTAGCTGCACCCTTACCAGCGTCATCCTGCTCACCACCGTAGACAATCTCTTGGAAGGAGTTGAGGTAGTCAAAGTTTTTCTTGATGAACTTATCTGACAGTGACGCTGAAGGTATAGACTTTACGGGAAAGCTTTTACCTAATGCTTGATAGAGAGATGCAGCATCAAACTCACCTTCAGTAAGGTAGATACGTTTACTTGAGCCAGCATTAAAGTCAGGTCCAAACAGATCCTGTAAGGCACCCTTCTCTTCAGTCCAGAACTTCTTCTCTTCGAAGCCTCGGTACTTAACGTTTGATGGGTACTTGAATGCGTAACGTACAGCATCACCTTCACTGTCCATCTGCAACTGAATACCGAATAGCTTACATACGTCAGCGTCGATACCACGAATGCCACTGAACTTAGCTGAAGCTATCTGTCTAGTATGTACTGGCGGTTTCATTGTGTTCACTGGGTAGGACTCCTCTGCCCATTCCGATATCTCACTACGAAAGTTAGGGCGTGGGTACTTGCCAGGTTTACCTGTCTTAGTCTCACAGACGTGGCAGAAACCAGACTTAGTATCTGAGTTATAGTAGAACCCATCAGAACTACCACAGTCACTGTATGGGCAAGCTACCCGCTCAACATCAAACTTCTTTTCTTCTGATGCTAACATCATACTGGTGCTCCTTCTACCCAATCGTCCCACTCTTCGTTCTCGTAAACAGAACCTATGTCCCTGTTAAACTGAAGGTCATTAACGTGTTGGTGCAACAGTAGGAGTACGTCTTCCTTTGATAGGCCGTTCTCTCTCATGTAGTCTTTAATAGCGTCTTCAACAGGTGTATCGTGTGTGTTGTTGTCCATAGTATTAGCCTTTCTGTATTATCTGAAACATACCTTCAGTTTGTTGCAGGGAACTTATTATGTCAAGTAGCTGTTGATACGTCATGATAATCATCTCATACTTTTCTAGGTCTTCATCCCACTGACGAACATAAACCTTGTCACTCTCCGATACAATCATTTCGATATCATTCATCTCGCCTGTCTCATCAAGACTTGTAATGATAGATGCGTCAGACTCGAACTCTACTGTGAACATAATAAGATCCCTTATAGTTTCTCTTCGCCGTTAAGTAAGTTGATACGCATGTTGGCATACCTGATAACTTTCTCTAGGTCAATGATCTCACTCTCAACAGGGGTCTTACCCTCATACATCTTATAACCTGCACGACTAGCATACTTAACTATGTTGCCTCGCCAGAACTCAAATCCGTTACGCATGATGTACGTGATGGGTTCGATACTCCAACGTGCGTAGTGATTCGGTTCATGTACTATCTCTTCGTTAGTGTTACATGGAGTACCCACAATATCTTTCCACTTAGCCAT